GTCATGGTTGTGCACACCGGCATACGAGTCGGGGTTCTCCTCGCTCCACAGCTTGCCCTCAGCGGCCCAGTACCGGGTGCCCTTCTTCAAGTCCCGCTCAACCAAGTCAGTCAGCCACGCAGCAGGCACCAGCTTTGTGGCCGATGGCTCCCACCAGTGCGAGTTGATGCTCATGGTGGCCCACTTGGTCAACTCACCCCATGTGACCGTTCTCAACTGGTTCTCGCTGTTGGCCGACACGATCACGCTTGACCCTATCCGAGTGGTCAGCATCCACAGGATCAGCCAGCTCACCAGAGCCGACTTCCCGATCCCCCGGCCCGATGAGACTGAACGCCGCAGGGCGTCCATGTCTACCTTGCCCCGGTTGGCCTTGATGTGCTCCGCTATAGAGCGCAGCGTGCGCCGCTGCCACGCCCGTGGACCCTTGAAGTGTTCAAGTGGGGTGTTCTTCTGCCCCCAAGGGAACGCAAACAGGACAAACGTCTCAGGGTTGTCAGCGACCTGTGGACTCCACAACTGAGTCATCAGGGTCTGCTCCTCGTCAGGGGAGTAAATGGGTTTCTGCATCAGGTGTTGTCCAATCTGGGGGTCACATCAATCACATCACCCAAGTCAATTACCCGGGCTTGGGCCGCTGCCAACGCTCCCGTGATGCTGATCCCACCGGTCATCTCGATGCTGGTGGTGGCTCCGTACTTTTTCCGATTGTGGGCTCCCATGAGCCACTTGCGAGTGTCGATCTTGAGCCGTGACCGGTTCACATCCTCCAGCGAGTCATCGGCATCGGCAATCTCAATGATCTCTCCGGCCATGAACTCGGTGCGCATCTCTTGGGCTTCGTCAAACAGTTGCCTGCGAGTGGGGTCTTTCTTGATCCACCGGTAGAAGTCGTTGTAGTCGATCTCACGCTGGTCATCCCGCAGCACTTGGGACAGCGACTTGCCGTGGGCAATCGAGTCGATGGCACGCATGAACACCTGCTCATACTGAACAAGTACGAGTGCTTTGCCCTCAGGCGATGGTTTGGGAGGCGCGGGTTCCAGCCAGTCTGGTAGCAGTGTGTCATCTGCGCCTACGGATTGGGGATGTGATGTGTCCATAGTGGTACTGAGTCTATCACTTGGGGGTGATTTTGTGGAGGAACTGATTCATGAGGTGCAGTGAACCTATGGGAACCCACTGGGTCTAGGTGTCACTGAAAAATTTGAAAAATTTTGTCTGACACCTACGTTACCGTGACCCTCGCCTCGTCGGCCCCACCCCCTCCCCCTCGGATTCAGGTGACACCGAGCACTAGGACAGCAAAGTTAGTGAGCACTGACTAACTTAACCCAGATGCAAATGATTCTCATTTACCAATGAACCCAGTGGATCATGTGACCCAGTGGATCATGTGACCCAGTGGATCAGGTGACCCAGTGGATCAGGCGCTGCCAGGGCAAACCCAATGGGATCAGGTGACCCAGTGGGATCATGTTAGTAACTACTGACAACTGCGACTCCGCGCGGGCGCGATGATTCCGGATAAAAACTATCCGTGATTCCCGGTTAACCCACAGAATCCAATGGAATCCCTAAAACCCAGCGAAACCTTGACCCAATGCCCACATCCGACGGCTGACACCGTTTAACCCTGTGACAGATTCACCTGATCTCTATATAAACACGTTCCAAAATCTTCTTCTTATTATGAAGAAGCTGTATAATCTACCCTGTTCATCTACAACTCAGTCACAACTGACACTTGAAAAGGCACCCAATGGCATACCCGAAAACCGATGATTTCTACCGTGAATGCATGGCGCGTTTCACATTCGACCACGATCTGAACAAGTTCATGGAAACCCGACACAAGGCTGACTTTTCGTGGAAAGAACCCGCCGGCACAACTACACCGTATGGCGTACGGCTGACTGTGAACAACTGCCACGTACTCGCTCATCATTTGGTGTGGCGCATGATTCACGGTGACTGGCCTACCGGGTATCAGGTCAAGCACTTGGACGATGACGTGTTCAACAATGACCCCGCGAACCTTTCAGCACCCAGGCGAAACAAGAAGCGCAAGAGAGCCACCGATGTAGTCGACTTTTTGAAGTCATTAGGCGTGTCAGACAGGCAGCTCAATCGGATGCAAGTCGAACAGGTCCGCGCAAAAATGGGCGACTTAGAAGCGTTAAAGCTTGAGCTGCACTACGGCATGATTGATCAGGACCAGTACGAAGATGCACTGGAAGTGCTGGAAAGCGATCAGCGCCGCGAATTCAGGGAAAACACCTAAAAGAATTGTGCAAACCCAGTGGGTTAAGTGATACACTATACCCACTGGGTCAAGCCAGTCACTGTAACCCGTAACCACTGAAAGCCTGAAATGAAAACTAATCGTCAAGACCTGTATGAATCAATCGTCGACATCGTGGGAAATGTTTTGTTTTCCATTTTGGGAGCATGCGTGCTGTTCACAATCCTTTTGTGGATCACCCGCTAATGTAACCCCAGCCAGGTGAAAACCTGGCCACCTGTAACCTTGAAAGCTTGAAATGAAAACCTTCCCAACTTCGCGCCATTACATTGCATGCCTTCACCCTAAGGCTGGGCTGATTCTTCAATCAGTGCGCACCAATAAGGGCGTCGTTATGCGCCCCGATCACCCTCAATTCAATGAATACGTTGAAGCATTTGAAATGATCATTGACGAGCATGATGCTGACGCCCTTTGCCGTGCTTTGATCTGTTAAGAGGCCCAATCATGAAACCAATTGAACAATTCTCCGTCATCGTATGGCACCGCGACGATGTGCGAGGCGTGCATCAGTCGATCCTCTGTACCGGCCTTACCGCTGCTCAGGCGCTGGCAGGGTTCGCCAAGTACCTTGAGCGCCCTGCTCAGTTCCGTAGCTTCACCGACAAGAACCGAGTACAGCTTCACGGCCCTGATGGCCTGATGTGTGACCTGCCCGCTGTTGCTGAGGTGGTGGCATGAAGCAAGTACTCTTTGCCATCGTTATCGGCCTTGCGCTGTGCGCCCTTGTCTTGCACGGGCTCGATGCCCTGTTCATGTGATAACCCAGCCGATAGCCTCATGGGGCTATCGGGTGCGCATCCCGCCCACCTTGTAACTCTGTAAAGGTAATTTATGCCCAAAATATCTGTGACTTCAAAACTCGATGGCATCCGCTCATGGTCCCTCCAAGCCCTCGATACATGTCCCGGCTCAATTGAGTCGCCCGGTGTACTTGTAGATGCTTGCAAGGGGTGCTATGCAACGACAGGGAACTATGTTTTCGCGAACGTCAAAGCGCCCCGGGAATTCAATCGATTGGATTGGACTAGATTGTCATGGGCTGATGACATGGTGGCTGAATTGGAAAAGGATCGGTATTTCCGTTGGCTTGATAGCGGGGATCTTTACAGCTTGGCATTGGCTGAAAAAGTGCTAGAGGTCATGGTTCGCACACCCTGGGTCAAACATTGGTTACCAACTCGCATGCATAAATTCCCAAAGTTTCGCATGGTGTTGGACCAAATGAAAGCGCTTGACAATGTCAGCGTGCGCTTTAGTGCTGACTCAATCACGGGCGAGTACATTCCCGGGTTGCATGGCTCAGTCATTGGACCGAGTGCTGACACCTACGTAGACCAACCTGGTGTCTCGCTTTGCCGTGCTTATGAGCATGATGGCAAATGCTCAGGTTGCAGAGCATGCTGGGACAAATCGATTGAACTTGTCTGCTATCCCGCACACGGCCGCAAAATGGCCAAGGTCATCATGATGAAAGCGGCAGCATGAAAACCTTAGACCAACTTAAAGATGAGTTGGTCATTGCAGTCAAGCGCTGCAATGACCTGCGACAACCCGCCCACATGGTACGTAATTGTCAGAGTGATCTTGATGCCATTGACGCGGCATGGCGTCGCAGACAAACCCTTGAATATCAAATTCATCAACTGGAGAACCCCAAATGAACCTATTAACCCTCGAATCAAGCGAAGCCGAGCGCATCGCATACACCGAAGGCTTCATGATGGCCGCTGAGTTGTTCAAGCGCATCGACGACCTACAGTCTGAGCGTGACGCCCTCAAGCGTGAAAACGACATCTTGATTGACCAGCTTCACGACTTGCAATTGAAGGGAAACTACTCATGACATGGCCGTTCCCTCCCCCATCTGGCCCCGTGCCTTGGACCCCTGAACAGGTCAAGCGACACGCTCAGGAGCAACGCGAAGCCCTGCCCCCTGCAC